TAGGGTTCCGGTATTGGAGGTCAATTAGTAGCTCCTAGTATTCCAGATTGGTTTTGCCATCCTATCATAACTACAACGGCTTGTCAAACCCCTTGTTCTTGGGACTCTTATAGCCGTCGGGGTCGCGGAGGATAGATAGGATATCCTCTATCTTGTCCTTGCGAGTTGGCTTTCCGGTTTTCCGTCGTGCCTGTCTGCCTTTACATTCATGACACCAGGAGGATAGGTAGACTTGGGGAGATTCAAGAATGGGACCGTCGTAATCCCAGTCCACTATATATTTGGTACTCCGACTAAACCGGGACTCCGGTAGCCAGCGATTGCATTGTTTACATAAGTGGAGCATAATACTAAACCTACTGGTTTGTCATACTGTCATACATTCGGGCGAAAGTGTATATAAGGGTATTATACTATATATATACACTTTCGCCGGGCTGTCATACTGTATGACAAAACGGGATTGTATGACGTGGTACAGATTCGCCAGTATGTATGACGGAGGATGTATGACATGGTTATCGAGTTGCCAGGGTGTATGACTAGAGACGGTCAGTAATATATTGCTGAGTTCAACTGATAGATGTATTCGGGTGTAGCTTGCTGGAGTGCTTGAATGATTCTATCGGTAGTCGACAGCCCATATCGTTGTTCCAAGAGGGGAACGCGGCGTTCGAGTCTGTGGAGTCCCTTTCCTAGAACCTGTATACGCCGGATCATACAATCTCGTGCCAGCTCAATCCATAGTAGGTAGCCAGTCCTTCCCCTACAACTCGCCATCGGGGATCATCCGCCATGCTCTCAAACGTCATTTTGAGTGGCTAGAAGGTATAGCCCCCTTCCCTACTGTCTACCACCGTACCAATGCCATCCTGGAAATTCTCAAGGAAGAGGAGGAAGCCGACCGATTCGCTGCCATCATCGACCGCCTCTCTACCCAGGTCGGCAGCTACCTAGCCAGAGGTGACATTACCCGCGCCAGAGCAATAGTCCACCGTATTCTAGATGAAATAGCCGAAATGCCGGATGGAGGCTGGAAAGAGCAATACCAGTCCGAAGTCCACCATCGATTCGGCTATCTACTCCAACAGCAAACCACTACCAGCCTCATCAATCTGATGGAAGGAGACGACGATGGATACTAATAATCCATTTCAAGAGCTACCCTTGGACTCCATCGAGCCCGGTGTATCGGTGGTATGGGCTAGCGGAACCATCTCGGTAATCCAACATGATGATGATATCTCCATGCTCAAGCAGCTAGTAGCCAGAACTAGAGAACTGAATATAGAATATCCCAAGGTATTCCTTGAATATGGGACTGCTATCGGCTATACCAAGAGGAACTAGCCATCATGTCCCTGCCTACCCCAAATATCCTCCTATCCCATCCCAAGTTTAGCGCCTGGTATCCAGGGCAGGAACTAGCTCTGGACTCCATTATCCGGTGGCTGGGATCGGACAAGCGGTTTCTATGCGCCAGTATGCCGACCGGGAGCGGCAAATCCCTATTAGCGGTCCTCGCCAGCCGTCTCTCTGGCTATCGGACCGCAATACTAACCGTCACCAAGGGACTACAGGAGCAATTGACCGGCGATTTCTCCTCCATAGGGATGGTGGATATCAGAGGTCAGAATAGCTATCTATGTGGGTTGGCGGATGATGGCGAGACATCCGTTGAAGATGGGGCTTGCCATGGCGGTATCAAGTGTAGCCTCAAGCAATCGGGATGTAGCTATTACGATCAAGTAAGGACGGCTAAAGACAGCCCCCTACTCGTTACCAACTATGCCTACTACCTCGCCCAGACCGGCTATAGCGATGGACTTGGGGATATCGACCTGCTAGTATGTGATGAGGCGCATCTGGCTTTCCAGGCTCTAGAATCATATCTAGCCTTCTACCTCGGGCAATCCGAAACCGAATCGCTAGGTATATTGCCACGGGGGATTAGTGGCTGGGACCAATGGCAACGGTGGGCTCAGAGATCAATACCTACCGTCGATACCGCCCACCAGCAAGCCCTATCCGATCTCCAGGATGCTACTAGGATTACCGCCTACCAGATCCGCCGCGTCAAACACTATGGCGATCTGGCCCGGAGACTACGCTCACTAGCTGGTGCTGAGGGCGAGTGGATAGTAGAGGATAGAAAATCGGGATGGCGATTCACTCCCATATGGCCAGGACAGCAATCCAGGCTCCTCTATCGCTCCATCCCCAAGATAATCGTAATGTCCGCCACCCTATCCGCCAAGACTGCCGATTCCCTAGCCATTCCTAGCAATAATAGAGAGTGGCTGGAAGTCCCATCCTACTTTCCAGCGTCCAACTCCCCGGTGGTATCCATACGCACCTGCCGAGTTGACCATAGGGCGACGGAATCGGATATGGCAACATGGGTCAATAGAATCGACCAGATAATAGCCCGCCGCCAAGATCGAAAGGGGATAGTATTTACCGTCAGCTATGATAGGAGGAATTATCTGCTATCCCAATCCAGATTTGCCAACCAACTCTACGCCCATGGGAAGGATGATGTCTATAGAGTGGTGGAGGACTTCAAACGGGCATCCCCGCCCGCTACTCTGATATCCCCTACCGTTACTAGCGGCTGGGATTTTCCAGGGGCAGATTGCGAATATGTGGTGGTTGGTAAGATCCCGTATCCCGATACTAGAGATCCAGTGGTGAAGGCTAGAATAGAGGGGGATAGGGAATGGGGAGCTTATTTAGCAATGCAGACTCTAGTCCAGGAAGCGGGTAGGGGAACTAGAAGTGCTGGTGATAGGTGTGAATATCTGGTGGTGGATGATAACTGGGGGCAATGGTTCTGGCGGAAATACCGCCACTTCGCCCCTGAGTGGTTCGGGGATAGGGTTAGGAGTGGGATGCTGGATATTGTACCTGAGCCGTTGGTATGAGATATCTAGGTGGCAAATCGAGAACAGCAAAGCAAATAGGGGCGTTTCTCCGATCCCTACATAAGCCCGGACAGACCTATCTAGAGCCATTCGTGGGTGCTGGGTGGGTACTCGCACAGATGGATGGGATAGACGGAGATCGGATAGCATCAGACGCTAATCCCTATTTGATAGCCATGTATAGGTGTCTGCAACAGGGATGGAGACCCCCGACGGAAATATCCGAGGAAGAGTATAAAGCCATCAAGGAGATTGAATCGGATATCCCCGAATATATGGCGCTCAAGGCATTTGTAGGGTTTGGATGTAGCTTTGCCGGTAAGTGGTTTGCTGGTTATTGTAGGGATGCCCAGAAAAACAACTATGCCGCCCGCGCTAGTAGATCGTTACTAAAGCGGTGGGTAGCCATGGAATCTACTAGATTCCTGTGCTGCAACTATACCGACCACGAGCCCGATGGTTACTTGGTATATTGCGACCCACCATACGCCTCTACTACCGAGTATGCCGCCACAGACCGATTTGATACTGATAAATTCTGGTCTGTAATGCGGAGGTGGTCGGGTAACAATACCGTAGTAGTATCCGAATACAGTGCGCCACCCGATTTTACCTGTGTATTAGAGATGAAAACTGCTACCGCCCTTCGTGATTCGGATAACAAGACCATTCCCCGCACCGAACGTCTCTTTATGTACTTCGGAGGCTAGCCGTTGGAGATATTCGACTACCAACCTTCCACCACCCCATCGCTATCCTTGGATTGGAGACCTACCTGTCTGGTCCCCATCGGCGATGTTCAATACGGGGCTGAATCTTGCTCCGAATCGCTATTCAGACGATGGCTAGATAGGGTCATGAACCAGTACCATGATTGGCAACTACTATTTCTCGGTATGGGCGATTATTGCGACTCATTTCGTCCTTCAATCCGCAAACGTTATCAACAATCCGTATTGAATGAGGATGAACATATAGCGAATTCGATATATGAAATGGTGATGGAGCATATCGACGGCTTTCACAAGCTAGTTTCCGGCACCGAGGGCAAATGGCTGGGGCTACTAGAAGGCCACCACTACTTCGATTTCGGCAATGGCACCACCAGCGACACCCTGCTAGCCGACAAGCTCCAGACCCGCTTTCTGGGCGATTGCACCATGTCCCATCTCAAGTTCGACCGCAACGGACATACCCGCCAGTTTATCATCTGGGCTCATCACGGGGAAGGTAGTGGACAGCTAGTATCCAGCCCCCTCAACAAGCTAGAACACCTTATCAAGTGCTTCGATGCCGATTGCTTCCTCATGGCCCACCAGCACAAAGCCGTCACTAGCAAACGACCCTGGCTATATACCACTAGATCGGGCAGAGGAGGCTTGAGATTAACCCACAAGGACCGTAGTATTACCTGTACGGGTGGATGGTTGCAGGGGTATCAGCAGGATAGCAAGTTTAACGGTAGGGCTGCTGGACACTATCCGGAGCAAAAGATGTTGACCCCCATCTCCATCGGCGGCACCAGAATACTAATCTACCCCGAACACACCAGAGATGGAGACTATATCTGGCACGAGGTAGTAGTCTAGAGAATAGGTGTTGGCACCCTATTAGCCATCTCTAGCAGCCAGTACCATATATCTAAATCAAGAAAGGAGATCAACACTACAATGCTATCCTGGATCGTAACCCGAATCGGATTCGCGGCTCTACTGGTAGGACTCGGTATGTTCGTCGCCATTCCCATTATGGAGAGGCTGGCTGAATATCATCGGGTAGCATCCCAGCTTGGACTCGGATAGGAGGTAGGATATAGTAAATAGGGCTTGACAGACCATCAATCGCCGGTTACAATCCCACTTACCACATTCATCTCTGGAGGTCAGACACTAGCCATGGTCACCCAAACCCAGACCCAATTTGCCTCCCTCAACCCCGAAACCTTCTCGGAAGGCGGCGGTCCCCCGGTAGACCGTAATCTACTGGTCAACAGCGCCCGCTTCGAGTACTTCGAGTACGAGAATAGAGAAGGACAGAAGGGCAACAAGACCTTCGCCATCCATCTCCACCTGACCGACGACGACGGCAACGAGTTCCACCAACGCTACTCCATCGGCAGCCCCGACCGCTGGGTGCCGTCTCAGGATGGCAAGAAGGCCCAACCCGTCGGCCATACCAGCGGCATCTCCAAGTCCTCCAACGCCGGGGTATTCTTGACGGAACTCGTGAATGCAGGATTCCCCGCCAACCGCCTGTCTGACGACATTAGCTGTCTGGACGGACTCTATTTCCTTAGTCATGGAGTACCGGAGCCCAAGCGCCAAGGTCTCAATCGCCAGGAGCAATCACAACAGCAGCAGCGGGAGAGGGTTATCCTGGTTCCCAAGGCTATTCTCCGGCTTCCCGGTGAAGCGGCGTCTAGTGTCCAGGCTCCCCCGCCGCCAGCTCCCCCGGTTCCGCCGCCGTCAGCCAATCCTACTGTACCCCAGCCCCCTACTCCCAGCCAGCCAGCTACTCCCCCTTCGCCTCCCGCCCCCAGTAGCAATGGAGATGCTACCGGCAAGGCGCTGGAGATGGCGATGAAGGTAGCCGGGGAAACCAACAACACCTTCACCCTCCAGAACGTCATGGTCAAGGTGATGCAGGAGATGGCGACCGACCCCAATCGCGATATGGTAGCCGGACACCTCTTTACCCCAGAGTTCGCCACCACCCTCCAGCAGGCGGGATTTACCGTTAGCGGACACAACGTCAGCAAATCCTAGATTCCATCTCTAATCCGGGGATTGACGGTTACTATTAGAGGAGGACCGTCAATCCCCGGTAATAGGACTCCACGATGGACACCACATCCCAACAGCTATCCCTACCTTCCATAGCCGATATCTTGGACCCGCCTCAAACCCGTAAATCCGGCTACCACATCACCAGCTTGATATCGGCTGCCATATCCATGTCCAAGCTAGAAACCCCAGAACCAGACGGGGATATCGACGACACCACCGGCATGATGGCACTGGGACGGATATGGGAAGCGGCGTCCCGTCCGTATTTGAATAGCTATTTCGAATCTCTGGGACTATACTATGAGCCGTCTATAGAGTGGGAGAAGGATGGAATAATCGGCAATCTCGATGGACTCGTACTGGCTGATACTCCGGTCGGGGTAGTAGAAACCAAACTCACAACTCGCCGCAACCCCGACCCCACCACCAATTACAAATGGCTATCCCAAGCTAAATCCTATTGCTATATAGCAGGAGTACCCCTAGCATGGTTCCTGGTACTCCATATCCCCCGCTCCGGACCACCGACCGCTACCCCCTATCTCTATACTATCCAGTTTAGCGATCAAGAGCTGGAGGAAATATGGGGGATGTTGACTGCTACTAGAGACTACTTGGAGGCTAGTAATGGAGATAATAGATAAGCCTTGGGGACACGAGGAAGTAATCTACCGATCCGAACGCGGCACCCTCAAACGCCTCCATATCACCGTGGAGTGCCGTACCAGTCTCCAGTACCACCAGCAGAAACTGGAGCTATGTACGGTGGAGAAGGGCAGGATAGCAGTATCCATGGGCAGAGGGGTTGAATATTGCACGGAAGGCGATATAATGCTAATACCCTTCAATACTCCCCACCGCTATCTAGCTTTGGAGGACGACGCTGTAATCCTGGAGTTCAGCACCAATAGCGACGATACCGACATCATCCGATTAGAGGACGACTACGGGAGGGTATAAATAGAGATGGCTATCTGCTGTCACACCCCACAGTTCGCATGGGAAGCGGATGGGGAGGAGCAAGTATTGGTATGCGGAGGGTGCGGGTCGGTATGGGGTCCAACTCCCGACGGTAGCAATCCCGAGGTAGCAGCGGATTTCAGAGTAGCATGGGGATTGCTAAGGGATAGAGTAGCTGAGAAAAAGAGCTGGAGTGGTTCGGCACTCAAAGACCTGATGCTGGATTGCTTGTTGGAGAGTGGTAATAGTGGTTAGCCAATCCCAACCCGCCATCGACAATCTAAAATCCCTCGGTTTTACCGACGTTAGCAAACCCATACCCCAACGGCTAATCATCAAGCTAGCCGGTCCCGAGAAAACCGGCAAGACCCACTATGCCCTCACCGGACCAGAACCCATAATCTACTTCTCCATAGACATCGGCACAGAAGGAGTAGTCGAGAAGTTCCAGCAATCCGGCAAGCAAGTCCTACTCTACGAAATCAAATATGAACGGGGCAAGTCCGCAGGGGAATACAAATCCCTGTGGGATAACGTTCTCCAGCGTCTAGATGCTGCTCTCCAAGTCGATTATGGAACTCTAGTAATCGATACCTGGACTGAAATCTACGAGCTAGCCCGCCTCGCCCACTTCGGCAAGCTATCTCAAGTCCAGCCCCACAACTACGGACCTGTATATGCCGAGCTGCGAGGGATTATCGACGCTATCTATGGAACTGGGATGTCGGCGGTATTATTGGCAAAGATGGCTAAAGCATTCGAGACCAAAGAGCTAGAGGAAAAGGGGTTCTCGGATACCGATTTCAAGGTACAGGCTAATCTCCGCACTAGCCGTCAAGATATTACCAACCAAGAGACGGGCATCACCACTCCAGTGTTCACCGCTAACGTCAAAGATTGCCGCCAGAATCCCTTTATCAATGGGATGGCGTTATCGAGTGTCAATCAAGATGGGATGTCCAGGTTTGATATGGGGTATTTGATCTGGCTAGTACATTCGTGGCGCCCACAATAGGAGGTAGCGGTGTCCGTCCTCTCCCCTCTCTATCTAACCGACGAACCAAACGACGCCGACCTTATCCCCCATCTTGGCAATCTAGCCATCCCATATCCCTTGGTATGCGGGGATATCAACTTCCAAGGCTATTGGCAAGATGGCGAGATAGTCTGGATATGGGGAGAGCGGAAGAAGCTATCGGATATGGTCAACTGCGCTCTGGATACTGGGAGATTCCTTCGCCAGATTCAGGATGCTCGGCAAGCGGGGTTTAGGTTTTTCTTTCTAATCTTGGAGGGGATATTTCGTCGTGGTAGCAATGGACTATTGGAGATCAGGAAGGGCAACGACTGGCAGCCATACCACGTCGATCCCCGCAATCCCCAATCCCCAACCGTCCCCTATTACCGAATCTCCAACTACCTCAACCAATGCCGGTATTATCTCGGCATCCACGTCTACCGCACCAATTCCCCCAGAGAAACGGCAATGGAGATATCCGACCTCTACTCCATGTTCCAACAGCCGCCGGAAGCCCATTCTAGCCTCAAGCAATTCACATCGGAATCTGGCAATGATACCGTCACCGCCTATCTAGCCAAGCCTTCTCTTATCCGACGGCTAGCCAAGGAACTCCCCCATATCGGCTGGGACCGCAGCCACGGATTCGAGCGGGAGTTGGGTAGTGCTAGAGAAATGTGTAGGATATTGGCGGATAACGATACCAAGCGCCTCTTGAAAATAGAGGGCATAGGTAAGAAAATAGCGGCAGACATACTAGCCGAGGTCAATAAAGATGGCAACATCCGGTAGCTATCTCTACCAACTAGCCCCAGATACCCCCGACGGCTATGAATATTCCTCGCTAGCCTACTACTGTATGCAACACTGGCCCGAAGCCATCTCGATACTATTGGACCAGATGTGTGATGGGGACGTAGAGAGGCTGAAATCCTGGATAGCCGGATTCGCCTATGGACTGGCGCTGGTGGAGGACTGCGGGTATCCTATTGACTTGGACATGGCTCTCCACGGGTGGCAGGAGGATATCCAATTCGACCTGGCAGCGGCCATTAGACAGTACAGGGAGAATAGATAGCCACCATGGACTTCCCCCTCTACCAATCCAACCGCCAATGTACATCCTGCTATCTGAGATTGGGATGTAGAGGTCCAGTACCGGCTACCGGACCACAATCCCCGTTAGTAATGTTCGTCGGGGAAGCACCCGGAGCCGGAGAGGACGATACCGGACTCCCCTTCCAAGGTAGAGCGGGCAAATACCTAGATTATCTACTAGCCTCCATCTCCCTACCTAGAGATCAATGCCTAATATCCAATACCGTCAAGTGCCGTCCATCGAATAATAGAGATCCCAATCCCGAGGAGATTGCTACCTGTGGGGCTCTATGGCTAGATACTGAAATCCAGCTTGCCAATCCACCGCTAATAGTCGCACTGGGACTAATATCCAGCCGCTATCTAACTGGCGACTATGATCTGACTCTGGAGAAAGACCATGGCATCCCGCATACCATCAACGGACGAACAATACTCCCCGTCTATCATCCCGCCGCCGGACTCCACCAATCGCGACTAATGAGATTCGTTCAAGAAGATTTCGACGTAATAAGGAGGCTAGTCCATGGAGAACAAATCCCAGTACCAACCGACCCCTACCCCCGACCCGACTACCGGACCGTCACCACCGAACGAGACGCTAGAGCTTGTCTTGCCAAACCGCTTTACGCTCTTGACACTGAGACTATCACCGGGAGCGACGGTAGATCTCGGTTATGGTCGATACAAATCTCGGATAGAGAGGGATCAGGATGGTTCATACCACGTAGCGCCCTCTCCGGATCTAGCGACGAATGGATACCGCCAACGAGTACGGTTATAGTCCACAATTACCTGTACGACGCTCAATTCCTAGCCATCCCCAATCCCATAGACACCATGGTAGCCGCCTACCTCCTACAGCTACCGATGGGACTCAAGGAGCTAGCCTACCGATATTGCGGTATGGAGATGGCTAGCTACGACGAATACGTTCGTCCCTATCGCCGTCAGAAGGCTATCGACTATCTAGCTCTAGCCGCCAGCTATATTAGAGAGGAGCGAGTACCCGCCAACCCCAAAGCCAAGAACCCCAAGAAATATAAAACTATCTATACAGGCTGGCAATCCCCTCCCGATATCGCCGACTGGGAATGGGATAATAGCCGTGGAGAGCTAATATGGAAATCCAAAAACCCCCACTGGATAGGACGTAAAATACTCGACCGTCTCGTTAAGTCCTATACTGAGCCCGATTTCGACCCCTATCAATCGTGGTTGGATATTGACAGTAGAGAGCGGCAGGTGGTGGAGGACGTATTGGGTCCGATGGTGGATGCCGGATTGCAGGATGCACCGCTAGACCAGGCTGTCTACTATTCATGTCGTGATGCAGATGCTACTTGGAGATTATGGATGGTATTGGAGCCGATGTTGAGGGATAGAGGGTTGATGGAGGTATTCGAGATGGAGATGGGGAGGTAATATCGATGAATAGTGGGCTATTCTCAACTGGTACAGTAGATTGGGAAACTCCATGGCATCTATTTAATCGTCTCAACCAGATTTATAATTTCAACCTGGACGCCTGTGCCACAGCTACCAATGCCAAGGTATCTTGCTATTATACTCCCGAGATGGATGCCTTGACTCTACCGTGGATAGGTAGCATCTGGATGAATCCGCCATATGGACGTGAGATCTACAAGTGGGTGCGAAAAGCGTATACCGAATCTTGCCGTCCTGATACCATAGTGGTCTGTCTCTTGCCCTCCCGTACTGATACCTACTGGTGGCATGATTATGTGATGAAAGCTAAGAAGATATACCTAGTCAAAGGACGGTTGAAGTTCGGAAATAGCGAGAATAGCGCCCCATTTCCAAGTTGTATAGCGGTATTTAGCGGTGAGGGACATAAGCCAGTAATAGAGAGTTGGATCTAATGCCACATCCCAAACTCCCCCTTAATTGGACCCTACACTACGAAGGTATCGGCGTCTATCCATCCTCCAAAGCCTATACGGTCTGCTATAATGGAATACCGCAATATTCCATCTCGGTAGATAAACCCCAGAAGGGCTCCCACATCCCCATTGACCAGCACATCCGCAACATCTGGCGACGAGAACTATGCTAGCCGTCTGCCTGGAGATAATGCAAACCGGGATGGCAATCGACATCCCCCACCTGCAATCCCTCTCTGCCCGCTGTATATCTTTAATGGATACCGAGGCTAGAAAGGCAGCTTCCCACGCCAGCCACCCTTTCAACCCCAATAGCGACGATCAGGTGCGGGAAATAGTCTACGGAGAGCTAGGATTCAAACCCACTCGCTATACCAAGGAATCGAGATCGGCAAGCACTACCGACAAAGAGCTATCCAAAATCAACCACCCCATCATCAAGCCCATACTCGAATACCGCAAGATAGCCAAAATCCGGGATAGCTATGCCGAGAAACTACCCCGCTACGCCCAGATTGAATCCGGCATCCCCACTATCCATCCCACCGTCCGTCTCACAGGCACCGACACCGGCAGACTTAAGGTAGTCGACCCCCCACTCCAGACTCTACCCGTCCGTAGTGAGATTGGGAGGGAGATTCGTAATGCCTTTATTAGCCGCCCAGATACCATCCTACTGCTAGCCGACCTCTCTCAAATCGAGATGCGAGTCCTAGCCCACATCTCCCAATGCCGCAATCTAATATCCCTATTCCAATCTAACGGCGACATCCACACCGATACCGCCGTCCTGGTATTCGGGGTAGATAGGGAGAGGGCTAAGGAAGATAAATATCATAGTTAATATATATATGTATTATTTTTAAACTATGATAAAAATCATAT